ATGTTGCTATAAATTCTGCTATCTCTGGTGGGTCTGAATAACCTGTAAATGCCAATCCATCTATTCCAAGAGGATTATCTTTAAGGTAAACCCATTTTACTTTATCACCATTTTTCATTGGTTCATATTTGAAAGGAGCTTTGAAATGTTGTAAACAATCGTTATATAAGATTGCCGCCTTAACATGAGCAGGAGTTCCTTTCATCATTGAGAATCTTTCTCTCTTACCTTTCGGCATATACTTCTTAAGATTCTTTACTGCTGAGTTCTTAGCAATTTCAGATGTAGGTCTGTTTATCATATTCTTTTTAAAATCTAAAACATAATCTGAAATTTCTTCTTCTGTTTTACCTTTTAGAATATCAATCAAAACTGTACCCATACATTCTTGGAATGCTTTAGGGAATGAACTTCGTTTAACATCTAATCCCTTTACATCTAACTTATCAACAGGTACACCATTATCTGATATAATCCATTGTGCGTATCTTTTCTTTGCAATCCACAATCCTGCCTTTGCAACATATTCTTTCTTAATCTCTAATCTGTGTTTATCAACATCTACATTGAAAATCTTTGTAGAAAGGATATCATAGAAATCATTAAGGTAATCTTGCATCTCTTCTGCAATCTCATTTACATAACCAGCAATTGTATCTTGGTCTTGTTCCTTCCAATTAGGAATTCTTTTATCCATTAAAGGAACTGCTGAGAAAAATACAGAATCAGTATCGATGTATATGTTAGAGTCAGCATCAGGAGTACCAAGCTCCTTGTTGTACTTGATATTAGCCATATCCGCAGTTGATTTAATAACTGTCTGTCCTGTTGTGGTAACAGCGGTAGCATTATCAACATCATAGAACCTAAAGGCAGGAAGCCCAAGCACACCATATAAAGAGTTAAGTAAAATCTTCTGAACCAACTGACGTTTGTGATAGAAGGCATATTTTTCATCATCTCCTGCTTTCCCATATTTTTTCATTTCATTTTTATACTCAACTCGTTTTTGAAACCACAAGTCAAGAATACCTGGTATACAACCAACCTCATCTGTTCTATAAAGTACACCATTAGATGCTACTGCGAACTTAGATTGTTCTAAATATTTTTTTAAATTTTCTTTTGATATAGAATCATCTCCTATGTAGTAAGTATCAACTTCTCCTTTTACAAACTTGTTTGCATCCCAATCTTGAATCTTACCAATCTTGGTTTCAGGTGAAATATTTACAGTCATAATAATAGAAGGATATAGGGAGGTTAAATCCAAATCATATATCCAATCATACTTACCAACGATTGGTGCCTTTACATAAGCCCCTATAAACTTCTCTTCATTGTTATCACGAATAGCTTGCATTCGTTCTTGTCTATCCGCTGGTTTATTTGGTGCAACTAAGTTTCTTCTTCTTAGATAAGTTAACATCGCTCCTTCAAGATACTTTGATGAGTAAACAAAATCTTCATATGGTACATGACCAGCATGACAAATACCTCTACATAAATCAATGAACTGAAGTTTCTTATCAAAATCTACAACAAGTTCAACATCCACTAAGTTATACTCAATAAACTTTTCAATATCATCTCTGAATAATTGGTCTAAGTTTCCATCGTATTCAATTTTACCTCTACCTAATTCTATTTGAGCAATAGTATCCAATCGATAGTTTGGAAGTTCACCATAGTTGTAAATCTTATAAAGAGTGATATAATCTAAATAAGATACACCAGCCATAAAATATCTTTTACGATAAGGAGACCAGAAACATTGTCCGATTGGTGATAATCTATTTGCCTGTCTTTCACCTAACAATCTTTTGATTCTGTTGTATAACATTGGTGTATCGAAATAATCAATATTCCAACCTGTAACGATTGACGGATTAATCATTTCATATAGTTCGAGATACTTCATTAACATATCTCTTTCATCTTTGAATGGAATTACGATTGCCTTATCGGTAGTTTTTTCTACCATCAATCCTTCCTTATCCATTACCAATACCCAATATTGATTTGTAGCCGAATCGTGAAGTGCAATTGAAGTAAGTTCATTCTTAGCCTCTTCGGGATTTGGTAATCCACTTGTCATCTCACACTCAATATCATATGTAAGTACAACATGACCTTCTGATACATCATCTGTTTCAGAATATAAATCTACTAAAGCTCTTGTAGTTTCTGGTACATCTGATTCGAATAATTCAGGGTCATCCTTCTTAAACTTATAAATTTTAGTTAGTTTATCCCCATAAATAGAAGTGTGTTCACCTCTCTGTGCTTTTTCATAAGCATAACGAGTGTAAGGAAACGATGAATATCCTCTTTGGTCATCCCAAAGATGGATTAAATTTCTTTCTCGTTGATAATAAATGTTTTGATACATATGTACAAATATACGAATTATTTTTCAAATATCCAAATCGGTTCACAAAAAGTTTTATCTTGATTTTCTTCTGAATTCTTTAGAGTTTCTTCTTTATATTGATTTTGGTTATGTTCAGTTTGTTTTACAGTTCCAGCTCCTCCACTATTGGGTCTTTTTGCCATTTCCATACCGATACATCCCTTATATGTTAGTCCTTTGGATTCTAAAAACTCACACATTGGTTGTGTTATTTCCTTCCAATCTTTTCCACCACCACCTTTTTCTGAAGTGTAAACATCTGCAATATTGATTGCCATCTTACCACCTTTCTTAAGTGTTGGTATAATTTTTTCTAATGTCTTATGTAAGAAATATTCATTCCATGCATTAATAGATTCATATCTAATCCAACTTTGAGTATCATCATCACCATATCTTTCTACATTAAAGTAAGGAGGTGATGTAAAAACCAAATCAAAATAATCTTGGTAATCTGAATAATCAAAATCTTCTGCTGGTGATTGATGTAAATCTACTTTTGTTGGATTCTCAAAGAATGTAGTATGTTTTTGATAAAACTCAGCCTGTTGTTTATATAAAGGATGATTTTCTTTTCTTGGGTCAATCCCAACATAATGAGTAACAGTTTCACTTGCACAAGCACCACTTAACCTATCTCCCCAACCTGCCGAAAAATCACAGAGTTTCTCACTACCAAAAAATTCAGTAAGTGCCTTGGTAACATTTGGTTTGTGTTGAGATGCAATATATTTTCTTAATCCAATCATTACTCTTAACTCTTTCTTACCAACTTGTGGTAACTTCAAAGTATAAGCAGCTCCCATTAAAGATATCATAAACGGTCTCGTTCGCCATGTTCTGGCAGGGCCTGGATATCCACTTGAACAAATACTCCATCTGTTTTTTTCTTGGAAGAAATTAGATGAAAGATTTCCTAAGTTATATCTTTTAAAGTAAATTGGTTTACCATCATAGGTAAGTGGATATTTAGATTCTCTTGATTGCCTTTGAAACCATTTCCCTTCTTTTATCAGTTCGTGATATCTGATTCCTTTTAGCTTCATATAATCATCTCGTGCATCCTCAATCGTGTACTTATCTGTAGCGTAAGGAAGTGGATACTTCATAAACAAATCAGCCAACATTTCCTTTACTTGGTCTTTGGGATACGATTCTTTTAAAGTTTCCCAATCTTCAGGACTTATTGTTGGAAATTCTCCATCATATCTACCCTTCTCGTATTTTGATAATATATCTTCGGCGTTAGTCATTTATATCTTAACAGGATTTTGTCTTTCAATACAAGTACTCATTGAATCAGCCCAATGTAGAATATATCCTATCGGAGTTCTCTGTTGAGAATTTGGGTTATAAGTTTTTAAATATTTTTTGTTATCCTCATCATACATCCCATCAGCCAATCTCATACCAAAATATTCTTTCTTAGTATATTTTAATTCATATTCACTTAAAAGGTACATTGTTCTATCAGTATGAGATAGATACCATATATCAGGATTAGTTTCAAAATACTTTCCTTGATTCTTTATGTGCCAATCAGATTTATTTTTGTGATAGTGAAGTAATCCTTTCTCACCAAGTTTTCCTAAATCATGGTGAAATGCTGCAAATAATAATTCTTCTTGTGTAAAGTCAACTTTACCACCAGCCTCTTGAAATATCTTCATCATTCTCAATGAGTTTCTAGCCACATTTAAAATGTGGTCGATGTATCCTCCTTCATAAGAGTTGTGATAATTTACATTTCCACTCGCTGGAGATACTAATAGGTTTGGCCCTAACTCATCCATTGAGTACATATGTAATAATTTTTCTAATCTTTCACCTTCGAAAGATTTCTTAATAGCTTCTATAAACTTGTTATAGTTCTCTTCGAGTTGTTTTTCGTTGTATTTATGCATAATTTTTAAGTTTTATTTGTATTTACAAATATACGAAATTATTCTGAATTATCCAAATAATTTAACATCTTTTTTTCAAATTCTTTTTCGTAATATTCTATTGGTTCTGTTTTTTCTTTGTATTTATCTTTTATCTTTTTGAGTAACTCTAATCTAAAGTCATCATCTCTTAATTTAATAAGTTTTTTTTCTAACTCTTCAAATGTTTTTGATTCTATTCTTTGAAAATCATCTGCAACTAACTGATTGTTTGTATCATACCCATTCCACACAAGTGGAATCACATCACAAGCTACAGCTTCATTGTATCTTGATGTAAGATGTTCCCATTGACCAGGCCAATTAAAACAGATTGTTGCTCTACCTTTAGATATTTCAGGCATCACATTTAAGATAGATTTATCAAACTTAACATCATATTTAAAAGAATCAAAGTATCCAATCATATTTGATGTTATTAAAGGAGAGTGTTTTACTTTCTTTAATAGTGTGTTTCTATAATCATTTGAAGGTACTCCTTTTTTTATAAGAACAGATGACCTATACTTTATAAGAGTATCTTTTCTATATCTTCCATCATATTCACCTGAAGTTTCATTGTACCAATCTTTAATTTGATAAGCGAAATTATCAGC